CTTGATGGATTTGATGGCGGTCAGGTACACTTCATCAAATTGCTGGTCATCCGGTGCATCATTGGTGACACGGCGGATGCGGATGTCATACTGGCCCCGCGTGGGGAAAACGATGCGGGCGGACTTGCGCAGCGCTTCCCGCTGATTGCCCACATAGTTCATTTCATCGGCCAACAGGCCGCCGCTTGAAACGTCCACCGCCGTGGCGCTGTCCTTGCTGGGAACAAAGCTGGATGAATTTTGGAACGTGGTGCCGAAAAGGGATGACTGGCGCACATCGGCCACGGTGATGTCCGTGGATTCAACGCCCGTGCCCGTGTTGCGGGTTGTCACTACCGTGACCGATGCCAGCCGGATTTCATTGGTTCCTATCAGCGGCGCGTCCACGCTCGATGTGCCCTGAACCACGCTGATGGCTCCGGTGAACTTATTGATGACCACCGCATCAATGCGCGTGGCGTTTGTCAGCCCGCCCGCGCCTTCCTGTCCCAGCGGCACGCTGTTGACTGTCACGGTTGTCCCTGAAATCGCGGTGTATGATGTGGCCGCCGGGGACCACACTTGCGGGCTGGTGCCCGTTTCCGCGTACTGCAATTCAAGCTGAACGCGGCTGTTGATCCGGTCCCCTTCGCCGGAATAGCGCACAAGCCCCGTGGGGAAGGTCACATCAATGATGGCTTCATCCGTGTCCACTTGCGTGGTGCGCGTGGTGAAGCCGCCGGGCTGCGTCAAAAGGACTTGCATATCCTCTTGAAACACATCATTGGAAAACAGCGCGGTGCCTTCGTGCAAATCGCCGTTCAGGCGGTGTTCAATGTCAAAATTGTTGAAATCGGACAGGCTCGATTCGCCAATTTTCAGATCGGAAATGACAATCTGCGGCCCATATCCGTATGTGAAAAGCTGGCGGACATATTGTTCATTGTCCTGCGTTTCCGTGAACGGGCGGGCCGCCTGTAGCGGGAACATGCGATTGGTGCCCAGATTGACCGGGACCACCCCAAACGGCGCAAGGCTGTTGCGTGCGCCTTCAATGAATTGCGTGGGGGATTCCGCCGCGTTGCCGTTGGAAGCGCCGCCGATTCCCACGTTGGACGGTTTCGGCGGCGGTGCCAACGCGGAAATGGCCAGCCGCCCCACCACGCCGATGGCCGATGACAACAGCCCGCCATAGGTTAGTGTGCCAAGTCCCACTTGCGTGGCGGCCAGCGTTGGCCCCAGAATGGCCCCGGCGATATACGGCGCGGCAATCAGCACGGCAATGGACAGGATTGTGGCCAGCGGGTTTTTCTTGCCGCCGCCACCGCCGCCCAGCGGCACCACCCGGACATTGACAATGGTGTGCGTTTTCGGGCGCACGGAATCCCAGTATTCCATGGGGATGATTTCACCGTTGATCATCACCACAGCGCCAACCCCAGCGCCTTTGATTTTTTCCGGCACCACGTTGTTCACGATCTGGCGCAATGTGCTTCCCGGAAGCGCCTTGCATGTCACCTGTTTATTGCTAAACGGCAACGGTGATGCATACACTTTCAAGGCTTCATTCATAGCGGAAAAATCCCATAATCTTGCTGCGCCAGCGGATTGAATCATATTGTTCATGAACGGTGCCAATGCCGTGCGCACAGTGTAGCATGTAGCCCGGACGGGTGACTATGCCCACATGCATGGGAACGCCGCGCATCCGCAACAATATTGCATCAAATTCCACGGGCTTTTCAACCTCGGTCCAGCGCTTTTGCCGTTCATCGAAAATCACCCGGCCCAGCGTGTCCCGGTCATTTGTCGACTCGTACAGTTCTTCATAGCCGGGCAGGATGACGCGGGCCGGGCGGTCATGCTCATAAGTCCATTTCAGCAAGCCCCAGCAATCGAAAACATCAGGGCCACGGCCCTTTTCATCAAAAGCCCGGCCTATATACTGATTCCACCACATATCAGAACAGGCCCGGAAAATCGCTTGGCGTGAACCGCCGCGCCGGGAACGGCTCAAGGTCAAAATATTCCACGGATATGTCCCCGGAAACGGTCAGCGCGTCATAAGTCACGCGGTCCAGCCGGAAATCTTCAATGGACACTTCCGGCGTGTCCGGGTCACTCGCCAGCACAATTTCAATGGTGATGGTCAGCGCCGATGTGGCGCGGCGCACGGCGGCCACTATTTCCCGGCTGATGTTGTCCACGGAAATGCGGGCCTTGGCCACGCCGGAATCGTCCTGTGTCGGCAATTCGATGGTGAACGGCAAAAACAGGTATTCTTCCCCGCGTGATACGACTCCGCGCACCCCGGCCACGGGCAAAAGTTCATAGGGGTCACTGGCCACGCGCACGGGCGCGGTGAATGTGGGGTGATTGATGGTGACAAGCGTGATGAATGCTTCATCCGTTTGCTGCGCGAAAATCGCGGCCTTGGCGGCATTGGAAATCTGGCGGCCATCGGTCATGGCAGAATCTCCAATGACACGGAACAGTTATAAATCACGCCTTCGCTTTCGGAATATTCAGGCGGCTGAACAAAGCGGGCTGTTACCGCCGCGCCTGTGCGCGGGTGCGTGTAATCAAATTCCACCGCGCCTGAATATGTGGTCACATCATAGAACGTGTCCAGCGTGGCCACCTGTGCGGGTGTAAGTTTCAGCGTGAAGGAAAGCGGGCGCACGTTCGCCGTTGTGCGGCGGCGCACTTTATCCGGCCCCTTGTCCATCGTGGTGCGGATGGAATTATTGGGCGGCGTTTCCCTTAGTGTGTTCAGCGCGGGGGCTGGCAATGATCCGGGCCATACAGCCATGTTCTATTTCCTCACCAGTGAACGGTTAAGCTGTGCATTCAAAGCCTGATTGGTGCGGCTTCCCTTGCGCGTGATGTTTTCCGCCACGGCTTGGTCAATCATCACGGTCAATTCCGTGCCGCCGCTTTCTGTGGAACGGGAAGATTGTGAAACTTGTGAACCATTATTGTTCTGGATGATCACCGTGACATCACCGCCCATGCCGCTGCGGTTCTCCGCCGCCGTGACAACACGTTCACCACGGTGAATCTTGGCGTACATGTCTTGCGGCACATAGTCGATGCCGGACGCGAATGAACCGCCAAACAGTTTGTCAAAAAATCCGCCGCCGGAACCGGAACCAGAAAAGGCCGATGACAGCCCGCTGATCAGCGGTTCCGTGATGGTCAAACGGGTCAACAGGCGGATGATGTCTTGGCCCAGCGCGTCCAGAACATCTCCCAGCTTTTCACCGTCCACAATCGCTTTTTCAAAAGCGGACTCGAACGATGAACCAAGCTGATCAATCGCCTGTTTGCGGTTGCGTTCGCGTTCTTCCAGTTCCTTTTGTTGCTCCGCCTGAACTTCCTGCAACTCGGTCTGGCGCTCAATTGATTCCAGATATTTATCAATTTCCGCCTGTTGTTCTTTTGAAAGCGTGATCCCAGCGGCGGCAATTTGCTGTTGAACTTTCAGCGCCCGGCTGGCCGCATCAATCGCGGATTCTTTCTGGCCATAAAGGCTGGTTTGCAATTCAAGCTGTGCGGATTCTTCCTTCAAATTCTCAATAATTGTTTCCAGCTTTTTTTCCGCCTTGTCGCTGTTGCCACCGCCACCACCGCCCAGCACGGGCGCGGGTGTTTTGCCAAAGCTGGCCAGATCAGATTCCAGATCGTTTATGACTTTGCGGACATCATTTGCCACTTGGCGCACATCTTCCGCGCTTGTGTCGATTCCCAGCTTGGAACCGATATTGCGCGAAAAGCGGAACAGCGCGTTTTCATTGTCCAGCGCCATGGCTATCTTTTCGATGGCTTCCAGTTCGCGCTTGTAATTCTCGATATTGGCGCGGGTGTCATCTTCAATGGCCTTGCGGCGTTCGGCGGATGCGGTGATGTATTCCATGGCCGCTTGCCTGTGATTCATCACGGCGGTGTTCAGGCCCACTTGCGCGTCCTTCGCGGCGTTCGTGTACTGGGACATCAGTGCCAGCGTTCCGATAAGCGCCACGCCCACCGGACCGCCCAGAAAGGCAATGGCGGAACCCAGCACTGATGTTGCCCCGGCAAGGCCCACCATGGCCACAGATGCGGCGCGTGAACCAAACGCCAGAACACCAAGCTGATAATTGAACATGGCCGTGCGGGCCGTGGCCAGCGTGAACGCCAGAACGGTTGCGGTGATGGATTGTGCCAGCCGTGCGCCCATGACAACGGCCACGGCCACCACCGCCTTGGCCAGTGTGTCAAAATTTTCCGCCATTGTGCTGATCAGCCCGGCCAAGGATGATGTGCCGTTTTTCATCAACTCTGTCTGGCCTATAAATTTCAGGAACGCATTGTCAAGCTGTGTCAGCGCCTGTGAAACGGTCATTTCAATGTTGGAAAATTCGCCCCTGATTTCCCGGCCCTGTGCCGCCAGCGGTTCCAGCGCCCGCAACACACGTTCCGTGGACAGTTCGCCATCCTCGGCCATCTGTTTCAGGGACTTGGTGCCATCACCCAGCGATTGTTGCAGCGCCAGCGCAAGGCGCGGCGCGGAGTCCAGCAATGAATTGATTTCCTGCGCCGATGCCTTGAAATCGGATGACACGGCTTGACTGAATTGCAGGATGGCGGATGACGATTGCGCCGCGCCTTCGCCTGTAACGGCCAAGGCCAGCGCCACGGTTTCCGTGATCCCGGCCACATCATAAAACTGGCGCTTGTTTTCGCCCAGCGCCGTGTTCAGTTTTGTGTAAAGCGTGATGACAGATTCCAGCGGCTGGCGCGTGCGCTGCGCGATTGCGAAAAGAGACTCCTGCGCCTGTGCAACATCTTCCATATTGCCTTCAATGATTTTCAGGCGGCCTTCCAGTTGTTTCCATGTATCGGAATACTGGATGATTTTTTGAACGGAAAGCGCCCCGGCCACCGCTGTGGCAATGCCGCCCAGTTGTGTTTTCAGATCACCAATGCTGCCAATGGAACGGCGCACATGTGTGTCAAAGCTGGTGAAGGAACGCCCGGCGCGGTTCAGATCGCTGTTCCATGATTGCTTGGCGCGGGACATGGCCGAATTGGCCCGTTTCAGATTGCTTTCAAACTGCGTGCTGTTCGCGGTCAGTAATGCTGTAAGACGGGCAACAATCGTCATTTTTTCGCCTTTTGCTGTTGCTTGGCTTTGGATGCCACAAGCCATGCCATTATAGCATCCTCATTGGGTCCATCCACGGGCTTTTTCTTTTCATCCCCGCGCTTTGCCATGAACGCGGACAGATCAGGGAATTTTTGCTTGCCGGACCAGCGGAACAGCGCGGCGGCGTGCCACATAAACCACGCCATGTGGTCATGTTTGTCCAGCCGTTCTTCCTCAGCCGCTTTCAGGCATTGATTTAATTGCCACGGCGTGATGGTCCAGAAAATATCAGGGGTGATGCCGATTCGGCTGGCAAGGCCCAGCGCATTGGCTATTTCATCCCGGCTGCGCTTAACTTTTTTTTCGTGGCGCGGGCTATTTGCTCCGCCGCACGGTCCAGCGGTTCCAGAATCTCGCGTGCGCCTTCCGGGCCGTGGAAAGCAAACAGCAACGCCCGGTCAATGGCATTGGCCAGCGCCATAATGGGCGGTGATGCTTTCATGACATGCGCCGCCGTGATTTCCGGTGATTTCTTTTTGAACCCGGCTTCCGCCATAATCGCCAGCTTGTCCGGGGAAAGCTGTGCCAGATTTTCCATTTCCGCCGCACTGATGGCGGACTTTACAGCGGCCAGCGCCGTGTAATCAAAAATCAGAACGCCGTTCATTTCGCCAACTGTGAACGGCACTTCGCCTGTGTACTTATTTTCCATGGGATTCACCTTACCCTATAAGATTGTTAAAAAACCGCACGGGCTGGAATTGCATTACGGCCTTGTGCCAACCAGCCCTTTTGCGGTGTTTATTTCGTTATGCAAACGTGACATCACCATCCACAAGGATGCTGATGCTGTGTTCCACCTTGCCATCCACGCCGCCATTGATCGGGGCGCTTGCCACATACCCTGCAAAGCTGGCCGTGTAGCCGTTGGAAAAGGTGATCAGGAACTGTTTGCGAGTCTGTGATGCCTTGGCCGCCCGCGCTTCCACTTGTCCCGCATCGGCGGACAGGAAGTTCAGGTCAAAACTGCCGCTTCCAAAGTCCTGCAAGCCCATCATGCGTTCTTTTGCCGTGCTTTGCAGATGTGTGGTGTCAATTTCGTTGGCTTGGCCATCGAAAAGCTGGAAGTTCGTTACCTCGCTGATTTCAGTCAGCGCGGCGGGGCTGTCACCGATGTCACCGATTTCAAGCGTGAACCCCTGTGATTTGATAGCGTTGGACATGTCTTTTTCCCTACTGGTTGTAAGTTACAAGGTACACGGCTGAATTTCGGAATAATAGTGGTTCATCCGTTCTGTCCACCAGATCAATGTCATTCTGCTTTGTTATGGCACCAATGACCACAGAATCTTGTGGACTGTTGCTGCCATGGTACACCGTGCCAGAATACCCATCAAGGGTGAACTCCACAGATTTCCCCAGCGCCTTTGATTCGGCTGGCGTGGCCGCATAAGCGTCAATCTGCATAAACGCCTGAACCGTGCCCGGCTGGCCCGGCGTGCGGTTCAGAACGGGCTTTCCAAACTGGTTGGAGTCGATTTCCTGAAAGATCAGAAACGGCCCGGCGGTATTGGGTGGCGCGGCCAGCCAGTATGCCTTTTGACTGGCCACCAGCGTTTTGATCAGTTCAAATATTGCGGGTTCGCAAATTTTAAATGTCATCTTCCGCCCCTGTACGATCTTTCCGCTTCGCGCTCTATACCCTCGCCAATTTTCTTGCCCAGCGTGTTGATCATTGGTTCACGCTTCATGTTGAACGTGGGCAAAAACCACGGCATGGCCGGAATATACCGTGAACCTTTTTCAAGAATCCAGCCCCAGAACGCCATGCCCGTGCTGATAGATGCGCCGCGCTCATTCTTGCGCTTGCTTTTCAGCGCACGCACACGGATGTTTGAACGCAATGTCCCGTATTGTTTTGAAGCCGGGGAACGGTCATCCTTGTGGCGCGGCGCGGCTTCCTTCATGGGCTGCCAAACGGTTTCTTTCAGGGTGTCCCGCGTGGCATCTTGTAAAATCCTGTTTTCCACGGTTCGGGGAAGCTGTTTTAACAGCCTGTCAAATTCATCAAATCCTTTGACCTTATGTTCAAGCCTCATTGCGCCCCCAGTAACCGGGCGGTGATCCACAGTTCCCCGGCGCGGGCCTTACTGCGGTCCGCCCGCATGATCTCATAATATTGATCCAGCCATTTCAGCCGCCATGTGGTCAGCACATCGGCGCGGTAATTCACACACAGCCGGATAATTTCTTCACTTTCCGTGCGGGCTGATTGGAACGCTTCATCCCCGCGCTGTGAAATAATGAACGCCCAGTCAGGTTCAGGTGGTGAATTTCCGCCAGCGTCCGCCCATGTCGTGGTCAAGGAACCGCCCACGTTTGTGCGCGTGGGAGATTCAAAATAAATTGGCTGATCTTTTTTGCCTGATTCCATCATTTCACCTTGCACAGATTGATGGTTTTGGCCACATCACGCCATTCATCTGCATAGCGCACATGCTCATATCCGGGCATATCCGGCGTGCCGCGTGTGAAGTGAACTGCCTTGGCATCAATCGCATCCGCGCTGTGCCCTTCCAGCCAGTTCCATTCCGATGGCAACGCGCCGATTTGCGAATCTTCCAGCCAGTTAAATGCGTGCAGATCGCGCCCCGGCAACTGGTTCAATAGACTCGGCTCCAATATCCGGTTGGCCGGATGTTCATTATTGATCAGCATCAGGCTGGACCAATTCTTGCGGCGATAAAGCGTTTGCGCCTGTCCGTCCATCTTTGTGGTTTCCGGCGGCGTGTAACTGTGTTGCACGCACATCACGGCTTTTTCAGGGTCGATCAGGTCAAACAGGCCGGAAAGATCGGCGCGGAACAGGAAATCAGAATCACAGAACAGGGACCAGCCTTGATATTGTGCCAGATACGGAATGAAAAAGCGGCTGATGGCAAATTCCGTGGCCATCGGCGCATCAGAAATCACATCATGCATCTGGTTTTTGTGGATATGCATGGGGCGGTCATAAATACCCAGCGCCTGAAAATGCGGCAATAAAAGCGGGGTGATATTGATGCCGGGCGCATATTGCATCAGGGAACGGACGGTCACGCCATAGGCCAGCGGCCACCTGAAATCATAACCGATAAATGCGCTAATCTTCATTATACGATTCCCATAGTAATATTGCTTTTTCGCGGACCGATTCCGGCTTTATGGACTCCATGGCCGCACGGCAATGGCCGCACGGTTCCCACCTTCCACAATATCCTTCATCAGTTTCCACGGCAATATTGTAATGGAAATCATACCCAGTCAC